ATCAACAAGTAAGACACACTTTCTTTTTGTAACTGTTGTTTTTCGTTTTTTCGAGCTCGTGCTGTACGGTGGTCCTATCATCGGATCACAGAACCAAACCGAACTCGCGAAAAATGGCATCGAATCATGCGAAACTAATCATGCTCTTTTTGCTGCTGGCGATCGGCTGCGCACCCACGGCAAGCTACCGAGCTCTGCCCGCTCCGAGGGCTGAGACTCCAGCAATCAATCCCCCAATCGAACTCCGCCAAAAAAACTGGCTGAGCCCGCAGAACGAGGGGAGTTGTGTTCACGCCAGCCTGTCATCCATGCTGCATTGGCAGAACCAACTGGAGCTGGCAAAGTGGTGGAGAACAAAGTACTCGGGCGGTGAATGGACCGACCAACTAAGACGTCGACTTGATGCGGCCAAGGTTCCTTACGCCTATACCGAACGAGCCAATCTCCAATTACTCGACGATGCGCACAATGCAAGACGCGGGGCTCTGCTTTGGTGGAAGCCTTCGCACTGTTGCAACTTCGTGGGCTGGGCCAAAGGGACTGACGGCAGAGTCTACGCCTGCATTTTGGATAACAACAAGATCGATCGTTACGAGTTCGTCGAACGATCTGAATTTCATCGACAGTGGGCATCCTTTGGGGGATTTGCGCTCACCACGCTGTATGACCCTCCGAGCCCACCAATCTTTAAATCATACGAAGCGGTAGAGGATCAATGGAAATGGTAAACTGCAATCAATGCCCTAATGAGGGGGGACAACGTGTCAAAATCGTCTTGTCTTTCGGTCTGGTGGTGCTGGCTCTGTGCTCTGCTCTGTGCGTGGTCATTGGCGAGCGAATTGCTCCGAGAATCGAGCAATCACTTGGAATCCAGCAACCAGCCGAGCAATCCTACACCCCCGGCGGAGTGAGCTACGACACGCTCAAAAATGCACCGCTAAACACAGTCCCCGTCGACGAACGAGCCGCCCGAGAGGTAAAGCGACAAGAGGTCTACTGTCCACCATGCGATCAAGTCCGATCGCCTGGGTTTACTCGTTTCGTGGAATACGCCCAACCAATCACGCAGGCCAGCGCACCAGCGCCGCAGCCGCCTCGGCAACAGGTCACAGTGACTTCCACTCCCTGGGCCGCAAAGTATTCGCTGGCTGTCTTCGTCGGAACTGACCAAGCGTCGCAAAGACTCCTGGACTGGGTTAATAAAGATCCCCAGCTTTCGGATCTGCGAAAGAACGTCAATTTCCAGGCGTACACCAAAGACAACCCGCTTTACAAGGCAAGGTGGGCTGGCGTCATCCCAGCCGAGCAATTTCCGGCAGTTGTGTTTGCCGATTCCCGTGGGGGACACGTCTACGTCGCGGGAGCCTCGTCGCTGCCGGCAACTGCGTCGGGACTCTATACAGCCCTCAAAGAGTCTACTCAGATTCAGCAGCAGACTGTTCGCACTGATCCAATCAACCCTGACCAAAGCGTCCAAGAGTTCGATTCGAACTGCCCTGATGGCAATTGCCCACCTGGCCGCGTGCCTTTATTGAACCCTGATCGAGAAAAGCTTTTCCCCAATCTCAGAGCAAGAAATCCTGATCCGATCCAGTCCCTGCTGTATTGGATCTGGAATCCCGGCGAAGCAATCCTAGCTGTGTTGTGTGCCATCGCTTTCTTAGTCCTGCTGTTTGTCGTCGCACTCAAGGTGATCCGCTCATGACCCTGTTTTTACTGCTAATTGTGTTAGTCGCTCTCCTGCTTGCTGCCATCTGGTGGAACCCAAAGAGGCCACCTAAAGCCGCTTCGCAGCCATCGATCTTTGCTGCATTGTCGTCGCCTTCGTCGGTCTCGACTGATCGTGATGCAGTGTTGGAATCTGAGATCGCTGAGATCGTCTCGGTGATCCGGCAAGACGAGGCTGACAGGCGTCGGGCCGCAGCTCTCGATCGACTCGCATCCCTCCAGGCTACTGCCAAGAAAACCAAATGACCACTCCAGCAATCACTGATCAACAGATCGCCGATGCCGCAGTCGCTCCTCAGAGCGTCTCGGCTGACGGTGTGACCGTGACAAATCGCAGCATGGCCGAAATGCGAGAAGCTCGCGAGGAATTGGCGAACAACCAGAACGCCTCGAAGCCACGACGCGGAGTACTGTTCGCTCGGATGATCCCTGGATCAGCAAGGGGGCAATAATGCCTGGCTGGGTCACCGTACTGATCACATCGATCCTTCGAGCCCTCACCACGGCCTCGTCTCGCCATCTGTTTTTTGGGGTTGGCTGGTTCCTCCTGCTCGCTGGCCTCGTCTGCAATTCGATGGCCACTCTCATCCTGGGCGGGGCCGTGGTTTTCTTTCTCTTCCTGGTCCCCAATCAAAAGAGCTCGTGACATGATGCTGCTCGACCAATTTGGCAAGCCAATCGACACCAAAGCTCTGGCCGCTGCTCGCCGGATCCAGGATCGAGCCAAGCGAATCGACTCGCTGTCGGCATCGTACGACGCCGCGGCCAACACGGTAGAAACCCAAAAGCACTGGCGATACGCCGACAATCTCTCCGCTGCTGCTGCGAACTCGGTATCGGTGCGCAAGACACTTCGAGAGCGATCTCGGTACGAGTGCCTCGAGAATAATTCGTTTGCCAAGGGGATCGTTCTGACCCTGGCCAACGACACGATCTCCACCGGCCCGAGTCTCCAGGTGATGCTGCCCGATGCGTCTGCGTCTCGGATGATCGAACAGAAGTGGCGGAAGTGGTGCAAGGATGTCCGGCTTGCGGGCAAGCTTCGAACCGCTCGCATCTCCAAGGTAATCGACGGCGAGACAATCCTGCTCAAGGGAAACAATCCGCGATCCAAGAACGATGTCAAGCTGGACTTTCGAGTGATTGAGTCCGACCAGCTCGCCACGCCTTTCTTTGCCGATGGCTTACCAAACAAGATCGATGGAATCGAGTTCGACGACTTTGGCAATCCGATCAAGTATCACATCCTCAAGGGTCACCCAGGGGACCGCTGGCCGCTTCACGCCTTGGAAAAAACAGACGTAGACCCAGACGACATCATTCATCTGTTCCGCGCCGAGCGACCTGGCCAGATGCGTGGAATTCCCGAGCTTACACCAGCGCTGCCCCTGTTCGCGATGCTACGACGCTACACTCTGGCCGTAATCACTGCTGCCGAGAATGCTGCGGACTTCTCTGCAATCCTCAAGACCCAGTCCAATGCTTTTGATTCTGCGTCCGATGGGATCGACGACATCGACCCATTCGACTTTGTTCAGATCGATCGAGGACTGATGACGTCCCTGCCCAAAGGCTGGGAAATGGTGCAATTCGATCCGAAGCAACCGACGACGACCTATACCGAGTTTCGCAATGCCATTCTCGGCGAGATTGCTCGGACCGTACACATGCCAAAAAACAAAGCTTTGGCCGACTCAAGCTCGTACAACTATTCCTCGGGACGACTGGACCACCAGACCTACTATGAAGCCAACGCCATCGAGCGTACTCAATGGGAAATCGAAGCCCTAGATCGAATCTTCGGTTGGTGGCTCGATGAAGCCTTCATGATGGACGGCTACCTGCCCGCGATAGAACCAATGGATGAGGTTCCAAAGGTTTGGCGATGGCCACCACAGCGCGACGTCAACCCTGCGGAAATCGCCGATGTGAACATCGAACTGATCCGGGCCGGTCTCAAAACTCGGCAACAATACTTGATCGAGCAAAACCTTGATCCCGAGGCTCACGCGCAGCAGCTCATCGAGGAAGGCTGGGTCAATCCTGACATCCCAGCGGCTCCTGCAGGCGCTGCACCTGGTGCTCCCGGAGCTTCTGGTGCGCCCGGAGCTGCGGCCCAAGGTACAGGCGCTGCCGAGCCAGATGCAAGCCAACCCGCACCGACAGGTGAATTTGCCAACATGTCCCGCTTGCAACTCACTCGCAACACCAGAGCCATCGATGACACGCTGAACAAGATCGAGCAAGGCGTCTGGACCACATCTCGCGCACGGGTGTTCCTCGAATCACTCGGCATGAAGGAACGCACGATCAACAATTTGTTGGCCGAGTACGAAGAGCAACCAGCGTGAGCTCGCTGACGCACGAGAGCAAGACTCGGCAAGGCTATCGCCTTCGAGTTTACACCGCTGCCGGACGTCGCTCCATTTGGCTTGGACGCATCACCGAGCCCGAAGCGATCGCCATCCAGCGACACGTCGACGAGATCATCGCCGCCCAGACCGCAGACCTACCGATCCCAAGGCAAACGGCCCTTTGGCTCGATCGGCTCGATCCGGAAATCAAATCGAAGCTCACTTGCATCACCGGATCCATCCGCACCGTCCGGACTGCCATCGACGAGTATCTCAACGCTAAGCGAGACATGCTTGCCACATCGACTGCCGAATCGGTTGGTCGCTCCCTGGCCTGGCTGTCGGATGCCTGCGGTGATCGGCGAATCGATGGAGTTTCGCCCGAGGAAATCGCCACCGTCTATGATGCGCTCGATCAAGGTGCTTCCACGCGGGGAAAGATCGCCAAGGACTGGAAGGCCTTCTTTCACTGGTGCGAAGACAATCGATGGATCGTTGCCAATCCTGCCAAGCGACTCAAGACCACGGTCTCGGTGCGAGAGAAGCAATTCGTTTCGGTGGAGACCATGGAGCATGTCCTCCAGGCCTGCGACGATCCCGAGCTGCGGCTGGTGATTGTCCTGTCTCGATTCGGTGGCCTTCGGATCAACAGCGAGATCCGCGACTTTTCCGAGGCTTCGATCGACCGCGTGTCCAAGCGTATCAAGATCACCGACACCAAGCGAGGAGTGGTCCGCGAGATCCCGCTCTTCCGCGAGATCGCTGCCCAATTGCCTGAACCAGGCGTCGAGCTGCTGCCAACTCTCTCTGGCCTGTCTCACTCTGGACTCACCAATCGATTTCAAGACGTAGTTCGCAAAGCTGGCATCGAGCCGTGGAGGGTTCCATGGCACTCGATGCGAGCCACCCGCGAGACGGAACTGATCACCGCCTTCGGACTGGCAACCGCTTCGAAGTGGGTCGGCAATTCCGAGAAAGTCGCGATGACCTCTTATGCGATCATTCCAGACTCCGACTGGGCTAAGGCTGATTTGTAACTCTCGATGAACGGTTTTTTGAGGGCGAGTGGTAGTCTCGTCCACATGAGCAAATCGACCCGGGCCCGCAACTTGGAACTCCGCACCAGTGGCAGCTCCATCGAGTTGCAAGCCGCAGATCCTAACACCCCCGACGCGCTGCCCAGTTTTAGTGGGATCGCCTATACCGGGGGTGTGATGCATCCCAAGCTTGCAATCCAGTGGAACGGCCCGGTGGTGATTGACCTAGCAGGCCTTGACGCACCGGTCGGACCAGTGCATCGAGACCACGACGAATCCAGGCCTGTCGGTCACTTGACCGCTGTGTCCAACGACGGAACCCAGCTCTCCGTCACCGGAGTGTTCTCGGTCCCATCGGTGGATCAGCAGGAGATTGTCTCGGGAGCAAGAAACGGATTTCCTTGGCGACCATCGGTCGGCGTGAAGATCCTCACCTATTCCACGATTCCTCAGGGTCAGACCCTCCAGTGCAATGGACGCACTTTCGAGGGGCCGGTCCTCGTCGTGAAACGATCGCAACTCAAAGAGGTCTCCCTGGTAACGATTCCAGGCGACCCAGAATCCTCAGTCTCTATTGCCGCCTCGGCCACAACAAACATGCCAACTTTTGAACAATACTGCACCTCTCTCGGATTCGATCCTGCGACTCTTTCGCCCGAGGCCAAAGCCGCCCTGCAAGTCTCCTATGCCGATAGCATCGAGCCTCCCATGGATGCGTCCGCCCCTGCTGACCCCGCACAGCAACCTCCCACTGCAACCGCTTCTCAACCCACGGAGCCACCTATGGCCAAGCCTGCGACCGCTGCTGCTTCTTCCGCCTCGTCTGACCTGACCGCTGCTGGCAGTCTGGATCTGACCGCCTACCGCTCGCAAATGGCTGCTGAAACCAAGCGAGTCGGCGAAGTCACATCGCTCTGTGCTAAGTTCGGCAACCCGACCGTGATGGTCGCTGGCAAGAATGTCGATCTGGCGGCTCACGCGATTGAGGCTGGCTTGACCGGCGATCAGACCGAGCTGCTGGCCCGCCGTCATCAAGACCTCGAAGCCACCCGGGACTCTCGACCACGAGGCCCTGCGATCCATTCCCGAGCCAGTCAGTCGTCGATCGACCTCGGAGCGATCCAAGGTGGTCTCATGCTGCGAGCCGGAATGAATCTTGACTCTCCAACATTTACGAATCGGCATGTGAAAGCCAAGCTACCGGGTTGGCTGCAAGCTGGCATCAACGATCCGATCCGCCAACGCACGATGGACGACGCGCATCGATACTCGGAAAGCTCCCTGGTTGACGCTTGCCGACTCGGTTTGCAGGCTCGCGGGGTCGATGTCCCCGTCGCACGAATGGACATGCTTCAAGCCGCTTTCTCCAGTGGTACCGTGGCTGTTCTCTTCGGTGCGACGATCGGAGCGAAGATGCTCGAATCGTACGCCGAAGTCGAGGATTTTAGCCAAGGTTGGTGTACTGAGGATGAAAATCCCGACCTCGAAGAACATAACCGCAATCGAATGCAAGCCGCCCCCAGCCTGAAGCTGCACCCCGTCGGTGGATCTGCTGTCCACGGATCGCGCCGCACCTTGACCGAGAAGTCGCAAGTGTCTCGATTCAGCGAGCAACTGAAGATCGACGAAGCCGACTTGATGGGCGACAACTTCTCCAAGCTCAAAGATTCCCCAAGGGACTTCGGCCAAGCTGCTGGACGACTACGTCCGGACATGGTCGCCGCTGTCATCCTCAGCAACCCGACGCTGCTCCAAACTGGTCGCGCCGCCTTCAACTCCACCGAAGGCAACACGGCGACTGGCAAGGCTCTGGCACGAGCCACGCTGAGCGAGATGATCAGCTTGCACGCCAAACGCAAGGATGGCGACGCAACGCTCAATCTGCCTGTCTCGGATCTGTTGGTTCCGCCCGAGCTCCTGGACACCGCGATCCAGCTTTGCTACTCGGCCAACCTGTCGAATGACAGCGGGTCTGGTGAAATCAACCCGATCAAGAAGTACGGCATCACGCCACGTAGCGAGCCACGGTTCAGCAACGGCATGGTTCACCCTGTGACCGGTGCTGCTCTAGCCGGATCGGCAACGACCTACTACAGCGTCTCGAAGGCCGCTCGAACGATCGAAGTCGCTTACCTCCAAGGTGCTGGCCGAGTGCCTGTCGTCCGCACCGAGACTTTGGTCGGCGGTGAGTTTGGCATCGTGATCGATGTCCGCCACTACATCGGAGCGTACTTCCTCGATTGGCGAGGATTCACCCGCTACGCAGCCTAGTTGCTGACCTGACGATTCCATCACGCAGGGTCTCGGCCCTGCGTTAGTTTCATCCTTTTTTTTCTCGACCAAATTTCTCATGCCAAAAATCCGACTTCGACAAGCCGTCTCGTTTGATGGCCAGACATTCCCTGCGGGACATGTTTTTGACACCGACTCCAGTCCCATCAGTGCTGAGTGCCTCATCCAACGCGAATGGGGTGAGGAAGTGTCGGAAGATCCCGCAAAAGCCCCGGCAGATCCTCAACCCTCGCCCGCTGACGAGTCTGACGAGCCTGACGAATCAGACGAGCCAGAGGCAGAGGCAATCAGCGCCGATGTGATCCGCCCCAAGCCTCCCAAGCGTCCTCGCAAGAAGTTTCGACAAGCCGTCTCGTTTGATGGCCAGACATTCCCTGCGGGACATGTTTTTGACACCGACTCCAGTCCCATCAGTGCTGAGTGCCTCATCCAACGCGAATGGGGTGAGGAAGTGTCGGAAGATCCCGCAAAAGCCCCGGCAGATCCTCAACCCTCGCCCGCTGACGAGTCTGACGAGCCTGACGAATCAGACGAGCCAGAGGCAGAGGCAATCAGCGCCGATGTGATCCGCCCCAAGCCTCCCAAGCGTCCTCGCAAGAAGTAACGCGCCTACCATCACCCTTCATCCATAGCCCCACAAGAGAACCATGGCAACTTACAAACAAGACGGCGACTTTCGCCAATTCACCGCTGGTGCGGACACTGTCAACGGAGCCATCGTCCAGACCGCTGACGGCCTGGCCGGGATTGTCGAAGGCCTAGCTGGCGTGAAAAACGGCAAGGTTGGCAACGCTCGCGTCTTTGGCGTCGTCACCTGCGACAAGGCCTCTGGCACTGTCATCGCTGCCGGTGACCGTCTCCAGCTAGCCACCGCGACGCAGCTCGTCACCGTCAAGGCCTCTGGAGCTGCTGACGCCAGCAACATCCTCCTGGGCCGCGCTGTGGTTGCCGCGGGAAGCGGAACACTGACCGTTGATGTCGACCTGAACCGAGCAGCAGTCTAACCAACCACAATGGCCATCAAAGAAGCCGATCTTAAGGAATGGTCCGATCTTGAAGCAAGGCGATCTGCCATGCAGCGAGAACTGACGACCATCAAGGATCGGCAAGGCCAGATCGAAGAACAACTCGAAGCCGAGCTGCGAAAGTCCGGCAAGTCGAAAATCACGCGAAGCGGGTTCACTCTCGCTTTGCAACCTGGGAAAGCTTCCGTCAGTTGGGCCAAAGAGTACCTCAAAGCCATGGGCGACGAGGCAGTTCAAAAGCTCAAAGACGCAGCCGCCCAGACCTCAGTCAAAGTGTTTGTGCTCGTCCCACCCAAGCTACCCAAGGCCCCAAAGGAATAGCTCATGGGCATGCTCGACGCTGGGACCGCGCACATGGCCAGTTCGCTCACGCACCATGCTGGCCAGATGATCACGTACACAAAACGCAAGATTCAAAAGACATTCAAGGCCACGCGGGGATCGACTCCCTTCGAAGCCTCAGACACCGAGGGGATCATCCATCGGACCGTTAGTCGCGACTACCTAGTCGCCGAGACCGACTGGCCCTTTGACGAAGATCCCGAAGACGGGGACCGAATCACCGACAATGGCAAGACCTACATCGTTCGCTCGATGACCGGCGAGCCAGTGTGGCGATTTTCAGACCCAGGTGAAAACCTAATGCGAATCCACACCAAGCAGCAATGACAGCACCAGTCCGACAACTTATCGCCGATTGTCGCGCCGCTCTCATTGCTGCTGCGATCGCTGACCCAGAGACCAACGCAGCTCTGGACGGCGATCAATACCAAATCGATTACCTGCCACGCTTCATGCCCGAAGACCTTGTAGCTCTTCGGATCGTGTTGGCACCACGGCAAGCAAACTCGACAAACCTATCGCGAACACGACGAGAACACGAGCTCGCGGTCCAGGTGGCTGTCATCCAGACCGCCACCAAAGACTCCGAACGATTCAAACAACTGTTGGACCTGACCGATTTGATCGACGCTGCGTTAGCTTCCGCTGACATCGTCTCGGGCACATGGTCGCGATCAGAAATCAGCCTGTACGACGTCCAGGCACTCGAGCGACACGGTGCGTTCCGCTCCGTCATCACCGCGTACTTCAAACACCGATCCTAACCGAAAGAGAGAATCATGCCAAACAAGGGACCACGCGCAGGGATCGAATGCAAGCTGTACTACCAGACTGCCGTCGCGGCCACGTTCAGCACCTCCTCGCCCACGCTTGTGACCGAGGTCAAAGACCTCAATGTCACGTTGAACAAGACCGCGATTGACATCACCTCGCGAGCTAGTCAATACAAGGCCAAGATCTCCGGTTTGATCGAAGCTGCGATCAATTTCAGCTACCAGTACAACGGCGATCCAGATGACGCGGTATTCACTGCGATGCGTCAAGCGTTCATCAATCGAACAATTTGGCACTGGGCTGTGCTGGACAACGTCATCACGAGCCCTGGTCCGTCTGGTGCCCAAGGCCTAACCATGCCCGGCGAGATCATGGAATTCCCGATCGATCAACCGCTCGAAGACGGGATGAAGATCGACATCGTCGTTGCACTGTCCCGAATCAAGGTTGGCTCACCAGCCGCCATCGTCGATCCAGCTTGGTTGATTGTCGCACCGTCAGCCTAGTCCATGTGAATCACTGATCGTTCCATTGTTGCGGGGTCGGCCATGCCACTACCACGAGTCCGCAAAGGCGACGAAGTCGCAATTGAGTTCTTAGATCATGCCGAGGCATCTCAGGAACCAATGGACTTCACCGTTTATGGGCGAGTGATCGTCAACCACAAAGACCACATCGTCGTCGCCTCCTGGGTTTACTCGGATCCAAAAACGCGATTTCGAGGCGACGACATAAACGTCACGCAATTCACGATCATTCGTAGCACTATCCGAGCGATCCGGTTCATTCGATAATTTCAATCCCTCGATCCCAACGAAGGCAACTCGACCATGCCCAGTTTTAAGGATTGCGAATCCCGCTCTTGGGATCTTCGCATCGACGTTGACGTCATCCGTCGCGTCCGCACTGCCTTTTCGATTGATCTAGCCACTGCATTGGCCTCTCCCGATACGATCGAACGGCTTACTTCCGACATCGTCCTGACGATCGATGTGATCTATGAGATCTGCCGACCCGTCGCTGAGAAAATTGGAGTATCTCCCGAGATGTTTGGCCAGTCCCTCGCTGGCGACGCTCTCGGTCAGGCTATCACCGCATTTGAGGAAGCACTGGTGGAATTCCTCCCGGAGTCCAAACGCCGAGCCACCGCTCGGCGAATCATCGAGGCCGGACGAGCACTCCAGAATCAGACAGCATTGCGGATCACCAACGCGATGGACGAGGGACTGCTGGAGAAGGGGATTCAGGAACAACTGACGACTTTGGATCAACTGATCGAGAAAGCGATGGGCAAGCCCGTTTCGAGTACTGGCCAACCATCCTCCGACTAGCAGCCCGCATCGGGATCGAGCCAGGCCCATACACACTGCGAGAGCTAATGTGGATGTCTGACGAGATCAACAAAGACCGCTGGGATCGCACCAGTGACCTGATGACTTTAATTGCCAACATCCACCGACCCAAGCGAGCTCGCCCATACAGACGCACAGATTTTCACCCGTACCGCACCGCTGTCGAGAAGCCAAGCATCACCCGCTCGGAACTACACCAGTTGCGTGAGGGATTACCCGTCCACTATGTGACGCTACCAAAGAAATGACACCAGCACAACTCCGAGCCCTAATTCATTCCGATGCGGTTGCCAAGCAAATGGCTGACCGTGGAGACGATCTCGGCTGCGCAAACAGGTGCACTGCGATTGCCACGCCGACGCGTACCGAAACAGTCCTGACCGAGCGTGGACTGTACGACCGCCTTGGATCTGCGATGGCCGAGTCTATCCTGCAAAAATTGTCGATGTATGACGGCATGTTCGGGCCGATCGTTCATCGCGTGCTCGGATGGATGAAACCGGCCGAAGGTGGCTTTGACTTTGCCGAGGCTGAGTTCTTAGCTTTAATCGACGAAATCCGCCAAGATGGCATGGCTCTATCGGATCCCGAGTACCAAGCCCTGATCAATCTTTCGCTCACAACTTCCCACATCACAGCCTCGGAGGTTTCTGAGGCGTGGTCGGAATACCGACCCGACGGAAAGGTTCCTAGCTAATGCCCACGATTACTCAACTGAGAGGCACCGCAGACACGCTGCTTAGCACCGAGCTAAACAGCTTATCGAACAATTCCAACGCGGTTCATGCAACCAGCGTGACGCTTTCTAGTGCTGGTTACCTAGATGCCGAGGCAGAGCTGCTCGTGACCTTTGGCACCGCACCGACAGCGAACACGCCCATCTACGTCTGGTTACTACGCGAGATCGACGGAACCAACTTCGAAATGGGCTCGGCGACGGTTACGCCAAACCGCCCACCTGACATCATTTTTACGATCACCAACGTGACCACCGCTCAGCGAATCATAGTGCCAGTGATCGATATACCACCAGGCCCGATTCGTCCGCTAGTTCGCAATGCAGGCACCGGCCAGGCTTTTGCATCCACTGGCAACACATTGCGGCTTCGACCTAGGACATTCCAAAGTTAGCATGCTGACATTTCCTAGGGGCGGAAAAGTCGGCCCGGCAATCTTCGATCGACGGCACAGGCGACTGACGCAGGGGATGGTTGGCTATTGGCCACCTGTGTTGACCGGGCCGACTGGGCTGCAGCTCTTAGACCTGAGCGGGGAAGACAATGCGGGCGCATTGACGAACATGGATGCGCCGACCGATTGGGTTTCAGATCGTTATGGAAGTGTATTAGATTTCGACGGTATAAACGATCGCGTTGAACTAAGTCGTCGCGTCTCACTGTCCACGACGTCGCTCACAATTTCCCTGTGGGCTAAACAAAATCCTGGTGGTATCGGCATGCCAATCGGTGATCGCACTTTGACTACCAGCTATGTTTGGCTGCGAACCGGAAATTACTTGCGTTTCTCCACTACCACTGGCCTCGTCGAGTTTACGTCAGTCACCGACTTTACCGGATGGAACCACCTTGTTTTAACAGGGGCGGCAATTTCATCGTCCTTGTCGTCTATCACACTTTTTTGGAATGGGATTAGACAAGCACCGATTTCTATGGTTAACGGAACCTTTGCGCTTAACACCATTGGCGACGGATACGCTTCTCAATCCTTTCCGTTTTCCGGAAGAATTGCGGAGCTAGCGGTTTGGTCAAGACCCATGACAGACGGTGGCGCTGCCAGCTTGTTTGCAATGCGACCAGGCTTTCTGGGGCGTCCATCTAGGCCAAACTTTTTTCTTTACGAAGCCGCGATCGCTTATTTGCTCGAGGCATCGACGGCATCTTACTCGCTCTCCGACCAACCGATCCCGCTGCTGTATGGCCGAGTGTTACCAGCGGACACCGGCAGTGTGTTGCTCTCGGGCCAAACAACTCCGCTGCTAGTATCGCGAGTGCTCAATGCGGACCAGGGCTCTTATTCCTGCACCGGCACCGATGCCGCGACGCTGCTCGGCAGACTGCTCGATGCAGGAGCTGCGGCCTACACACTCGACGGCACTCCCGCTGGGTTTATCGCTAGCCGCCGAATCTCTGCGGACTCGGTCGCTTATCTGGCCAGTGGTCTCGATGCAGGATTCCTGCGCAGTCGAGTCCTAAAGGCTGGGACGGGTCAATACGTTCTGGTCGCTAGTCCCATCAACATCACAACTGGCACCGGTGGTGCTGGTCCTTACTACTACCTGTTTTTGCTCGGAGGATCCCGTTAAATCATGGCGACTTTCAATAAATTCAACGCCTTCACGAAAGATGTCGGCGAAGCGAAACACAACCTTGCGAGCAATCAGATCCGGGTCGCTTTGACCAACACCGCACCGGTCGCGGGGAATTCGATCCTCACTGATCTTACTGAGATCTCGTACACCAATTGCAGCTCTCGTCTGGTCACGACCACTAGCAGCACTCAGACAGGCGGAGTGTACAAGCTGGTCCTGGCCGACCTCGTGCTCACTGCCTCCGGCGGATCGGTTGGACCGTTCCGCTATGTCGTGATCTACAACGACACGCAGACGAGCCCGGCCAAGCCGCTCATCGGTTGGTACGACTACGGATCTAGCATCACGCTCGCATCCGGCGAAACGCTCACCATCGATTTCGACCAAGTCAATGGTTTGCTGACCATAACCTAATTGATTCCCAGGATTTCACCATGTACCGCAACACCGCAGGCACGCTCAAGGTCTTCGCCTTCAATCGGACAACTAATGCTCCGGTGACCGGCGGTGCTGCGCAGATCACCTGCAAAGTGTCGCTCGATGGTGGGGCCCGAGTCGCTCTGGCCGATACAAATCCGACCGAGATGGAGGACGGCTATTACCTTTTTGATGTTACCAGCGGAGAGACCAACGGCACCACCGCAGACTTCTTCCCCGAGTCTTCGACGGCGAATGTCCAAGTCATTCCGGTCGAGCATGCTCGTTACCTTTCGCTCGAAGATGTGATCGCCGCCAAAACCAACACGATCACCGCTGGTAAGGTGTCCTATGCTGGCCCAGTCACAGCGAAAGGAACCGTCGACCAGATTGTCATCGGCGATGATTACCTGTCCGCCCATGGCACCGCATTCGTCTGGACAATTTCCGCGATCCCAGGCATGTCGCCTGGTGCTGTGACCGTCCACTTCGGGGGAAAAAACGGGACCAATCTGTTCGCGGTCACTGGCACCGCTGCTGACATCGGATCGGGGAAATGGTCGCTCACCTGCGAGATGCCTCGGGCGACCTCGGGCGCACTGGTGCCAGGTGAGTACCGATACTCGGTCGCTGCCCACAATGCGTCCGGCGTCGAATTGACTCGTGTGTATTACGACGATCCGCTGGTGGCGGTGGAGAAATTCACGCCATGAACGTGACATTCAAAGTTCGAGAAGCTTTCTTTGATCGCGCCAATGTGATCAAGTCGCTCAAGGCTGCGAAACGCCGTGTGCTCTCCAAGGCTGGTGCTTTTGTGCGCAAGCGAGCTCGTGGCTCGATGCGTCGTCGAAAAGGTGTCTCGGCACCTGGCTCTCCACCGTCGGCTCATTCCCAAGGAAACTCGCTCAAGACGATCCTGTTTGCCTACCAGCCCCAAAGCGAATCGACGATCGTCGGCCCAGTGCAACTCAATCAGATCAACTTCACCGTCGAGTCTGTGACATCGACCGTACCAGGACTCCATGAGCGAGGCGAGACTGCGATCATTCGCGAGTACCAATACGCTCCGATCGATGGAACTACGGACTCGGCAAACTGGCGACGCGTCGACGGCAGACGCCGGTATCGAGATCGACCTGGGTTCAAGCTTGAGACTCGTCGTCGTCGAGCTCGGTATCCAAAGCGTCCTTTCATGCGTCCAGCCCTCGAGGCCGAAGCTCCAAAGTTCCACGAGCTTTTCAAAAACTCGATTGCATCGGTAAGGTAACATGGCATCCAACATCAAAGCCGGTCAAGCCTACGTCGAGATCGCGACCAAGCAAGGGTTGTTCGACAAAGGTATGGCCCAAGTCCAAGCATCCATGGCGAGACTCAAAGGTGTCGCCACAACCATGGGCACCGGAATCGCAAAAGGCTTTAACGGTGCCCAAGGTGCCTTGTCCGGCTTTTCCAAGTCCATGTTGAGCGTCCCTGCTGCAATCGCTGGTTCGGTCGCTGTGACTGGCCTAGTCGCATTGGCCAAGGGTTTTGCTGACGCTGGGTCCGCCGTCGATGACATGGCCCAGCGGACTGGCATGAGTGCCGAAGCGGTGTCCTCGCTCGGCTACGCGGCCAAGCTTTCTGGCACCGACATCGGCACGCTGGAAAAAGGTGTTCGCAAGATGCAAATGGGAATCGCGGATGCAGCCGCCGGTGTGCCTGGTGCTGCGGACAAATTCAGCGCTCTGGGCCTGAGTGTAGACGAGCTCCAAAAGATGTCTCCCGACGAACAATTCATCGCGATCGCTGACAAGCTGTCATTGATCCAGGACCCAGCCCTCAAGAGTGCTGCGGCCATGGAGTACTTTGGCAAGGCTGGTGCGGACCTGGTCCCCATGCTCTCCGAGGGAGGCGACGGGATCCGCAAGCTGCAAAGGGACGCAGCCGAGCTCGGGCAAGTCATGTCTGGAGAAGACGCAGCCGCTGCGGGCAAGCTGGGGGATGTGTTCGATCGACTCTTTGGCGTGATCGGTGGATTGCAGAATCGAATCGGTGCGGCCCTCGCCCCGCTCATGATCGACCTGGGCGAAAAGATCATCAGCGTGATCACTACCGTGAGTGATTTTATCTCGCGGAATCAAGAGCTGATCATGACGATCGCCAAGTGGACTGCGGTCGGAGCTGGCCTGCTCGCAGGCTTGTTCGCACTCGGCGGAGCTGCTGCCGTAGCCTCGGTGGCCATGACCGGCCTAGCTGCGATCGGTGGAGCTATTGCCACAGTGTTCGGCATGATCGTCGGATTGATCAGTGCCATCGTTTCTCCGCTCGGTCTGGTCATCGTCGGCGTCACCGCAGCTACCGGAGCGTTCTTGTACTTCTCTGGCGTGGGCGGTGAAATGGTCGGCTATCTGGTCGCCAAGTTCAACGAGCTCAAATCGATTGTGCTGCCGGTGTTCGACGCCATCAAGACCGCTCTGATGTCCGGCCAATGGCAAGCCGCTGGCCAAGTCGCCATGACTGGCCTGCAATTGGTTTTTCGCGTCGCCACGCGGGACCTGTATGCAGGCTGGCTTTCAATGACGACGAAGATCCAAAACGCTTGGACGGATCTGTCCTCGATCGTCTCCCAAGGTGCGGTTTCTTTTGTCGCCAATCTGATCAACGTCATGGCTGGAATACCGACCGGGATCCAAAACGGGTTTGGAACTGTCTTCACCTGGTTGGAAGGAACTTTTGACCAGACAGTCAATTTTATCGCGAAAAAACTGCTCTACCTGTATTCGCTGTTCGACAAGTCAGTCGACTACGAAAAGGCTGCAAAGCAGATGGATACCGAAGCGAACAAGCGAGCCGACAATCGGCAACAGTCGCTCGACGCTGCCAACGCGAAACGCAACGAGGAGCTCCAGCGTGCTAACCAAGGCCGACTGGGTGTCGCCAATGAAATGAACCGTGGTATCCAGTCCCAGGCCGATGCAACCAAGCAAGGTCGAGACGACCGGAACAAAGAACTGTTGACTGGATTCGATTCTCAGATCTCGCAATTGAGAAAAGATCTCGATGATCAGGCAAGGGCCATCCGAGAGACTGCCGACGAGCAAGCCAAAGGTGCTGAGACCTCAAAATTCGCACAGCAAAAAGAGGCACCGGCCAAACCCAAGATTCCCTCGGTAGAGCAAGTCAAGGCGACCACTGCGACACAGACCTCGGGGACATTTTCCGGCTTTGCTGCTGGCATGATGGGTGGAACCACATCCGCACTAGATCGCATGGCCGATCAGTCTGCCAAGTCGAACGAGTTGCTTACGCAGATCGCCAAAAACACTGGCGAAAATCAACCATTGGTATTTGGGAGCTAAGCAACAATGAGCGCGTGGACGTACTTGCCCCAAACTGTCGACGAGTCCGCTGAGTCCAGAGAAATGGACTTTGACCTCAAGGGAGGCCAACGGACCCAGACTCGGATTGCGATTGTTACTGGGTACACAGAGGCCGAAGACGCGGCCCAGGCTGCTGTCGACTTGCCGAGCACGCCATTTCCGCTAACGATCGCAGCATCGGGCGGAAAGCCTGCGATGGCGATGATTGCAGCCAAAGCCAAGCCTCTGACTCCCAATGCATGGGAGATCACATTCTCCTATGAGTCCCGAGCCTATGACGGAACCGATCCTTTAACCTGGACTTTTTCCGGCACGACGCTGGGCAAGACGCAGCTAGTAACCCAGTCATTTGCGACAACCATCTACGGCGGATCGGCAGTCAATTATGGGTCGGCAATCAATGTCGACCAAAACGGGGTCAAGGGTGTCGAGATCGGGATTCCAGGATTGGAATTTCAAATCGAAAAGACATTGGCCAAGGGAGTGTTGACATTGCCTTATGTCATGACGCTGGTCAATCTGACATTTAAAACCAACGTCGCAGCGTTTCGGAATTTCGCTGCTGGTGAACTGCTTTTCCTAGGTGCTGAGTTCCGAAACGGATCGACCGGCGAGGTGACAGTCACATTTAAATTTAGCGCATCTCCAAATCGAACCGGCCTATCATTTGGTACAATCACCGGAGTTGCCAAGAAGGGGCACGAGTACCTCTGGGTTGATTATGAAGCTTGGGAGTCGGGTGGCTATGTCATTCGCCGACCTCGCGGAGTCTATGTAGAAAGAGTGTACGAAGAGGGCGATTTTACAGCACTCGGAATTTAACACCCCATCATGCCATTCCCAGGCGACAAATTTAAACCATCGGCGAGCCGTGAAAGAGAGATCACGAAGCTCATCGAGTCCGCGCGTGGTGATGTCGCATCGTTCGGTGTTAAGGCACTCGACGGACTCGCACCTGGTCATGTCATTGCCAAGAATGAGACCGGGTCCGATCTAGCAATCGGCAAGGCTGCACTCATCCCAACCGGAAGCTCGGGCGGTGTATCAAGCCAAGAGCAAATCCCACGCAAAGATCCTAGCTATCAAAAGGGCTATTACACCCTCAAGGCTCTCACGCCATTGATCAGCGGTGCCAATCCCTACTTTGAATCGCTCGCTGTGACTGTTGAGGCGATTCCAAATAACAAATTTGGTCGTGTCGCGATTGCAGGCCTCGCTATCGCCGCATACCCAGCCAAACATGGTTTTATCACTCCCGCATCGGGCGACGTATCATGGGGCTTTTTTGGCCTTGCCCGAGTCGTGACATGCATGCCCGCAACGGGATCATCCGATTTTTCGGTTTGGGACTTGTCTTGTCGAGCCATGCAGGCCGTCTACACACTGACGACAAACTGGGCATCTGGATCGGCCACCGCCACGATCGCTGGAGCGTCGACGCAGTTGTTTGACTCTAACGGCATCGCAAGCTGGCAGGTGAACGGCGACAAGGGTATGGCTGTCTATACAAGTGGCAACTGGGTTGTGATCACACCTTGGTGCGTGGGGAACTAGCCAGTTATGCCGACAGTAATCGACGCGATGACTTGCACCTGGTGCGATGCCGAGGGCAGTCAAAAAAAGTGCTACAAGTGTCGCGACGCATGTCGGCATCCTAAGCTATCGGACCGGTCGTGGAGCTTCAAGGTCACGCCAAGCACCGGCCTGCTGCCGTATGTGATTTGCGATGCCAACCAGATTTGCTCACCCAATTTCACGCGAGTCAATAGCTGCTGCTCGAGCATCGCTGCCGGTCCGAGAGCTGCTCCGAACGATCGCAGCGAAACCAATGGTGTCTACAAGTGGCGACGTTACAGCCGCACTTACTCCTCGACCGTCAGTCGAACACGAGTCTGCACCAACGCCAGTTCTGGCCTGTGCTATAAAATCGGCCCGACCAACGTTTGCAGTTTAACCGTTGAATACGCTCGGGCCTGCGTGCTCGGGTGGCGTATGATCGCTGGCATCACCCAAGCGAAACTCTACATAAGTCGCACCCAGCCTGGCTACGGATGCGACGAGCCCAATCAATGCCGATACCGGCTCGCACTGGTGATTGAAGGGGAGATCGGTCTGACCTGGGCCACGCAGATCAGCGCTGGCCAGAACATCACAGTCAATTCGTCGGGCTCATTCTGCGGGGAGTCTTATCCGTGCTCCGACGGATCAGGGCCCAGTGGAGCTTGGCCGGTCGGATCTCCACCGGCATTCAACGCCGCCGGACTGTCGGTCACAATGCATCAGTTTCGCCAAGTCTTTCGGCGATCGGTTGACACGCTTGAGTTTCCAATGACCTTTGGGCCGACCGGAGCAGTCGGCCTGAGCTGCGGCCCCAAGTGCGCTGCGGGCATCAGTGCCTTTGGTCCCACTTTTGGATCACCGCCAGCGTTCACTTGCGATCCTCCCGACGATCTCGCGCCGAACACTGGTTTCGACACTGGATCTGTCGATGCATGCACATCCATTTCGTGTGCCGATCAACCGACGTATTGTCCAAGCTATGCCAACATCATTGACCACACCAGCTTTACAAACACGTTGACCGGATCGTCCGACTCGGGAGTCGTCACGCCTGGATCCGCTCCGGATCCGACGTTGCCAACCGAATACCTAGTGGAGCTCCAATGATCGATCTACTAGGGCATCCGATTCATCCTGGACCGTTCACTACGCAGACCATCGACGGTTTCACCGGCACTGTCCACGAGTTTGGCGAGGATCGATACTTCGAGCCCGAGCAACGGGAAACAGGTTGGCCAGCACTGCATCTGTACTCGTTTCGGAACGCCAATACATGGGACCCAGCCAAAGCCCGAGCTTGGGTGATCGAGTGGCTCCGATGGAGCTTGCCTCCGAGCTGCGATTGTGCGGTCCACTGGCATGCAACCGTGGAAATGTTTCCAATGACCGACGCTGTGTTCGCGTCCCCAGACTCATTTTTCGACTGGTCGGTCAATTGTCACAACCATGTCAACTCTCGACTCGATGTCGATGAGTCCCACCCACAAGTTCCACTTGCCCGCGCCCGCGAGATCTGGTCGAGGATTGCCGCAGCCGGGCAAGTGGCTTGGTTTTGTCCGGTCAATGATACCATCTCGGGCGGTCGGCGTCTTGTCATCACTGTTGCGACTGGAAAGGCTCGGGAGTGGCTGCGATACACCGAGGGCCCGATGCGAGCCTATGCAGCCGACTGCAAAGCCGATTTCGTCGTCCTGCAGAATACCACTCAAGGCTGGTGGGGACTGGAAAAGTTTCGCGTCCATCAATTCGCCAAAGCCTACGATCAGACGCTTTACCTCGACGCCGACGTCCTGGTCACTCGTCTAGCAAAAGACTTGTTCTCTGGCTATGAGCCGCAGGAGCTTTGCTCGACGGACGGTCTCGACAATTATGTCGCGATCTACAACGAGCTCGACGATTTGCAGTCATCGACGTGGGTCGCTGGCTGCTGGGACAAGGTCGATCAATGCATCGGGCCCACGCTCAAGAACAAACACTGGGGCCAGTCGTACAATTCTGGCGTAGTGTTTTGCGATCGCGAGGGAGCAAGCGTCTGGACGCCTCCCAAGCTGCCGATCCCGACGTTCCACGTCGCCGAGCAGATCGTTGTCGGGATGAACCTAATGCGACACAGGCCGCTGCTGCATCCGTTGCGAGTCAGTCGCAATTTGCAAGTTTGGAACCCGCATTTCACGCTTCGACTGTTTGGTGCCGAGTTCGTTCACTTGTCCGGCTTGGACAAGAAAACCGAAGCAATCAAAACCATGATCGAGCGACTTGAGGCCATCAAGAATCCAATCTATACAAGGAAGTGAACCATGCGATGCCCGAGACTGTTAGGACTGATGACTCGCGCGAAGATCATGTTTGCCATGTCCCCCAACGTGATTCGGATCATGTTGCCAGATGACAGCGAGATCGATCTGGTGCTAATCGATTGTTTCACCCCGCCGACATCGCTCAAGACAGAGCACCGCCGACTAGGGACCGACGAGAAATCACCAGAGTGGAAAGTGCGATCCGCACCAAAGCCAGTCTTGTTCTATGATAAGGAAGTGCCCAACCCCGCTGGAGTGAGAGCGTTTGAGGTGACTCGAAAGATACTGTCGCAGTGCCCTGAGTGGACTCGTGTCTTGATCCCCACGCCACAGCACGACCGGGAATGGTTCCGCAACCTCAAGCCGCAGTCCAAGCAGCCTGGCCACTTGTGGATCAGCGAGCACCAGACACTGTCCGAGCGTCTGGTTGAACTGGGGGTCGCAACCAAGACTCAGCCCCAAGATGGAGCGTCGTTGTTTGACGGGACAGCAATTAGAACCAGCCAGGAGGATCCAGCACTATGGTCGTTTTCGCCAAACTAAATGCCGAGATGCGACACCTGATGCCGCACACGTCGAAGCCTGATGGAAGATACCGTCGGCAACCTCGGACGACCGCGCCGTCATGCCCATGCTGTGGAGCTCGGTACAAGGCCGCTTCCACTCGAGAGCGGATCACTTGGTATTACCGCACCTGTAAATGTGCTCCCGCACATGGCATCTCACGCCAAAGGCCAAGCCGATACTGATGACCAAGAAGCGACCGCCAACAGCAGCTCCCGCGGATCCCGACGACGACTACAACGAGTCTGGCGCGGAGCGTCCCAAGGACTCCTATGCCAAGCACCGCAAACGCCAGGCCTCGAAAGCCAAAGAGGAATCGACCGAGGCCCGAGACATCGGCCCGATTCCTGCGATCGTCAATCCTAAGCGACGAGAGTCCTGTCGGCTAAACCTTAAAAAGTATTTGCTCACGTACTTTAAAGAGGCTTTTCCGCTGCCGTTCAGCGAGGACCATGAGCGGATCCTAAAAGACATCGAAGAGCGAGCGATCAACGGCGGTCTGAAATGCATCGCCATGCCTCGGGGATCTGGCAAGACGACGATTCTTTTGCGAGCCATGCTCTGGGTGCTGTCCTATGGCCATCAGCGATTCGGAGTCCTCGTCGAGGCCGACGAGGGAGCCGCCGAGGAATCGCTCGATGCGATCAAAATCGAGTGGGAAACCAACTCGCTGCTTCTCGAGGACTTCCCGGAGATCGCTTTCCCGATCCGTTGCCTAGAAGGAATCACCCAGCGAGGCAACGCGCAGACCACTCAGGGCAAAAGGACGCTCATCGGTTGGCGACGCAAGGAACTGATTTTCCCGACCATTGAGGGATCGCAGGCATCTGGAGCAATCATTCGCTGCACTGGGATCCTCGGTAGAGTCCGCGGGATGCAAAAGGTACTCGCCGATGGCAAGACGATCCGGCCTGGTTTCGTGCTCGTCAATGACCCGCAGACCGACACTTCGGCATTGTCAGACCCGGAATGTGCCAAGCGGGAAAAGGTGATCGGTGGGGCAATACTGGGCCTTGGTGGACCAGGGAAACGGATCGCAGGATTTGCTGCGGTAACCGTGATCCGCGAAGGCGACGCAGCCGACCGGATGCTCAATACCAAGCTTATGCCAAAATGGCACGGCGATCGATGCAGGCTTGTCTATGAGTGGCCGACCAATCGGGAATTGTGGATGAAGTATTTCGACATCCGCGCCGAAGAAATCGCCGAAGGAAACGATGAACACCCAAAGGCCAACAAGTTCTATCGAGCGAACCGCGCCGCGATGGACGCAGGGTCTAAAGTGGGATGGGCACATCGCAAGTTTCCCCATGAGATCTCGGCGATTCAGCACGCCGAGAACCTCCGGTTTGACAATCCCGACACGTTTGACGCCGAGTACCAAAACGAGCCTAAGAAATCGATTGTGGCCGTCGATGGAATCCGCTGCCTTACGTCCGATGAATTCTGCTTGCGAATCCTGCCAACTCACCGCCGCGGTGAGATCCCTGACTGGGTTGAGCACATTACCCTGGGAGTGGACGTCCAGGGATCCTCGCTCTGGTGGACAGTCGCCGGTGTCGGAGCCGACTTCTCCGGCCTGGTGGTCGACTATGGAATCTGGCCCGAGCCCGGCATTGACTACGTTACCCTCGCCGACATTGATCGGACCATCATACGAGCCACCGGAATCCGATCCTCGACCGAGTCGCTTTTGGTCGCGCTGGGCAAGCTCCGAGACGAGCGACTCGCTGTCACGTACACTCGAGACGACGGGACGCAGCTGCGGCCCGAGATCATGGTGGTCGATGCAGGGTTTCAGAGTGAAGTCGTCTATCGATTCAGCCAGCAGCATCAGCATGTGGTTCCGAGCCATGGCAAGGGCGTCACCGCCAGGCAACGCCCCTGGAACCAAGAAAAGAAGAAAGCCGGGGAGCGCATGGGATTCGGTTGGCGCATGCCACCGACCCGAGGGACCAGGGCCCCGAGGTACTGCCTCGTAGACACCAACAGTTGGAAGACGGCCATGATGGACCGATGGACCACCGATGCCGGTGAGCCTGGTGCTTGGTGGCTCTACCGAGCCGCCCCGCTGCGTCACCGCATGGTCGCGGACAATCTGTCGGCAGAATACCCCACGAAGACCCAGGGACAAGGCAGAGAGCTTTTCGAGTGGGGATGCAGGCCAGGACGGGACAATCACTTCCTGGACTCTACGATCCTCGCCGCGGTGGGTGCATCGATACTGGGGGTGAAGGTCCCCGGCGAGTCAGATCGAGTGATACGCCGACGCAAGATCAGCATGAGCGACCGATCCGGACAGGATCGACCCGAGCAGGATCAATCCCGCGAGCCTTCCCCCGTCGAGCAGCGCGTCGAAGCCGTCGAGAAGATCGCCAAGCGGCCCAACGATGGCAAGATGACCTTAGCCGAGCTGCGGGCCCTCAGGCGGAAGAGTGGGTGATGGGTTTTGTTCCGGTCCCGATTCGGCTGGCTCATCGACCACAGAGTCGCGAACTGGCATTTCGTCGATCGAAAGACCGATTGTATGTAGCAGATCTTTGTAAAATTTCCGCCTTGATCGGTCGTGGGCTTCGCAAATTTCAGAGCTTTCGCGCGATGGTTCCGTGTTGTCCAATCCTCCCACGGTAGTCACCAACGCCATGCCGTTTCCTGGCACAAGCTCGATCACTGCAGCGCCTGTTTCTGCGTCCCACGTTCGCAGGGCAAACGAAAAGATCCGATTAGTCTCGCGAATCAACGCGAAGAATTCTTTTTGTGACAATACAGTGGAAAACTCCAGTCGTTTGCTGCCGACGTCCCCGATCATCATCATCATTTTTGGCTCAAATTTTTCCATTATTTGCTTCTCCGAGCTCCGGGCCCTCAGGCGGAAGAGTGGGTGATGGGTCTTACGCCAGAGCGCGGTCGATCGCTTTGTCTATTTGATCTGTTGTTATTTGGTCACTCGCAAACTTCGCAAAAACGTGCCAAAACCCCCTTGGCTCTCGAGCCATTATTGGTTCGCGATCCTGAAACACAATTGACACAACCTCGACGTTCGGTAGAGACTGCATTGCGTTGGCTGTCTTAAACGCGTAGAAATCGTCTGATGCTTGACGCACGATGATAGAATCTAGCTTTTTCATAGTTTTCCCGCTGTTTGCTTTGCCATCGCCTTGTCGATCAGATTGTCCAACGTTTCAAGACTCGGACAAAATCTGCCGGGTCTTACTGCCTGCCGAGGGTCTTGCACCACGCACAACGTAGAGTCTTCATGATGCTGTTCCCTTAACCATCGGTATCTTTCTGCGTCTGCTTGATCTTCATGACATGCGTACCAATCGGCCACGAGTTTGCAGTCCCAAACGTATGCATCATGATAGCTTACGTGACGGCCATAGACCTCCGTTATTGTTCGTCCGGCTTTGTACAGTCGAATCCGAGCTTTCGCTTGTTGTACGTCTTCCTGTGTCATCGCTTTTCCTTCAGTTGCCTCTTGTACCCGTCAGTCAATCGCACCGCAGCCTCGACCGTCTCGGCTTTCTTGGCGACTGTGTCAAGGTAATCTGCGACGTCTGGGGCGAGCCGCATTGTCGTGTTTCGTTTAGGAGGCCGACCGGATACCGGCCTGCCTCGTGGACGCTTAGGTGGTTCGGTTTTCTTAGGCATCTGCCGACGCCTCTTGATCGATCCGGGAGCGGATTTATTGCAATGCACTAAATCAAGAAAAGAGATAATTTTTGCAATGCTTTTTTTGGCTAGACACCTCAGGACCACTGCTAGGACCACTGGCCCGGATTCCCTTGGTTTTTCGGGCTTGTGCGAGTCTTGCTAAGACTCGCTAACGTTGGATTTTCATTGACAGTCGCTCCATTTCATTTGCCCGCCCTCCTCGCTGGATGGGTCTTGCTTGTTAGTTTCGCGATCCATTGCCGTAGCTCCTTGTTTCTTGCCTGTGATAATTTAACCCGCAATTCCAAACAGTACACTTTATCCTGGAGTTTGCGGGTTTCTTCGGTTGTCATCGCAGTAGCTCCAATCGTCCTTTGCCCAAGATCTCTTTCACGGTCGCCTCTTTCCCGCTTCGGTGGTCTTTGACGAGCCCGCGCGAGAAGTTGTACGTACGAACCACGGTATGGTCGTGGATTGCTACGTCACGACGATCCTTGCGGACTTTAGCCTGTGCGTCGGCTTTGGCCTGGGCGATCCGCTTGTCCAATTCGTTCATGGCCATTCGGTAGGACGCTTCACGTGTCCGGCAGTCGGCGTAGGCCGCGATCCCAGACGCATGATCGGTGATCCGACAAGCCGACTCAATCTTGTTGCGGTTCTGGCCACCTGGGCCAGTTCCCCGCATGTACTCGATCGTCCGTCCATTCTTGGTTGACTTGGTCATTTACCCCTCCGGTGTTTCCTGAGTTCGCGTTCGATCTCTGAACTCGGGACGTGCTTGCGAAGCTCGGCATGATACCACTCTAGCTCCCGTTCGCAGCGCTGCAACTGCTCGATAGTCGCTTCATAGCTATCTTCGAGCATCGTCATGGAGTCGACTACTTTGCCGAGCTGATCCACCAGCTTGAGCCGTGCGTGCCTTGCTTGGTTGCGTTTGGTCGTCATAGTCTCCTCAATTCTTCCCAGGTGTGATCCACCTGGTCACAATCGCAGCAATGCTCTGGTTGTTCTGGGCCACGACGGCACGGAGCTGGTCGAGCTCGGTTTGCATCAGTCTCTTGTCCTCCGCTAAGCCTGCACACAGACCCTGTGCAAGCTTCTTGGTTTCTGCGAGCTTTCGTTTTGTCGTTTCAAGCTCCATTTTCACCGCGTTGCCCCAGTCCTGCGATTGCTGGAGTTGGTCCCGCAGCAGCTCGACTTCGTCGCGAAGCTTTCTTGCTGCATCGAAGATAGCTAGCAGCAGGCCTGGGTGAGTCTCCCATTTGCCGATCAATTTCATTGCTTGATCGACGCTCAAGGGGTTGTCATGGTCAGTGCTCATAGCGAGGGCCCTCGGTAGTCGTCATCGCCTAACGCGATGATGACACAGGAAAACACTACAACGCAAACAAAAATGATCAGGTCCATCAGTTGCACCGACTCCCGCAGCTCGCATACCCAGCGATGTCGACCCAGTTGTCCCGCTTGCGCTGATGCGTCTCCCGGGAGGTCTTGAGCAAGATCATCGCCAGTGCAACGTCTCGGGGTTCAAATGTCACCCCGTCTTTAAGCTTGGAAAAGAACAATGCCGACCACATGCCAGCGGTCCTGCGGAAGTCCTGATCAGGAGGCCCGTATTGAGCTTGACGGCTGCCCCGCGTGATCCGAGATGCTTCGGCCAGGATGTCTTGGTCGTCGTCGTCGTCGTCGTCTTGCTCGGCGAGACCGATCCGTTCTACTTTTGGCATGTGATGTTCGCTTAGCTGTACGGCAAGGCTGAGAAGGCTCGTCCAGTAACACGCAAACGTGAGTCGATTATCGTCGTCGATGTTCAGGTGTCGCACCCGCTTGTTGAGCCACATGGCCAGGGTAAGCTCGGCCACGGCTCCATTGCTGTTCTCCCAGCCTGGAAGCAGCACGAGCTCGTCACACCGCAGGACTGCGTCGAGGCACCGACGCACCGTCTTTGCAAAGTCCATGGTTTTGGGGAATGTGCAAGCGTCAGGTTGTGCATGCGATGGATTCGCATACGGATCAAAACCATCGTGCTTGCGATCTTCTTCCGCTGGGCTGATGACTTCGTTGCCGGCCTCACGCAGCGCTTTGGCGACTCGATCAAAAAGCGGGTAGTTAAACCAAGCAATCCCCCGCATCGGGCCAGCGACGTACAGGACTCGCTTGCGTTGAATCGGTTCGGCAATCGGCTCCGCGTCTGTATCGTACGCATTAGGTACTGTGTATCCAATCGTGATCTTCTCGTTCGCTTCGCAACGCTCCAGCTCTCCGATGTCGGGCGAACTGTTCGGAGTTTCCAAAGCGTTTGAACTATCCGGGATTTTCGGAGAGTTGGATGCAGTTGTTGAGGATTCCTTGACAACTGGTCTGGATCCCGGTGTCGCGATGTACGGCACTAGATTTGGGTTGTCCTGAGGGTGCATCGTTGCGCTGAGGACGTGTTCCTGTTTCCATCTCCCAAGTGTTTTGTCGTCGAAGTGGTGGACCGGTTGTAAGAAATCACTGGTTGTCTTTAGCACCGCCTCGGCAGCTGCAAGCGATTCGTCGGCTCGATAACATTGGAGCAATTGCTTGCCGTAAAAATCGCTAGTAAAAATCTTGTCTATCACTACCTCGCAGAGATACTTTGATTTGTCTGTGCTCGGCTCGCGAAACACTCTCACCTTTTCGCCGACCCGAAAGTTCATGCGTCGGATGCGTGTCTCGCCATAACAGACCCAGGCCCGAACCAGCACTGGTACCCACTGCTTGCTCTGTGCACTCCATTCCCAGTCTCCAGGTGCTGTGATCTCCTGAATCCTCAAAGCTTGCCAACCGCACGGGATTGCGATAGGTGTTGTACTGCTGCTCATTCTCTCATCCTCCTGAAAACCAAACCAAACAACCTACGCTGCTCCCCTGCGGATCAGCGGTGATAGGTATGACACGCCCTCGATAATTGGGATTTGCAAATTCAAATGCCCAAGTCCCTTTTGGACCAACTGAATCCCGTAACCGTTGACCCAGTCTGTCAAGTTTTGATGCATCCAGTACGGTTGCAACTGGCACAAGCAACCGGGGTTCCAAGCTCCGATCGGGCCCGAGGCGACGGTCCGCTTGGTCGCCATGTCCATCCTGTGCGTGTGCCCGAACCAAATGTTGCTGTTGTACTTGGCAAGGTGTGCCGCCGCTGCCGCCTTGCTGGTGAATTGGCCGTGCGTGAAGTAGCAATTGTCTCGCATGATTGTTCCAGGGACTTGGCAGCCGTCGTACCACTCGCCCTGCTTGTAGATCGGGATCTTACGCGCGGACAACTGCAACACCGTCTCGGTAGAGAACAAAGCGTTTAGCATCTTGACGGCACCTCGGGATCCTTTGCCGGATCGCAGTGCATCGGTGACGATCCACTTTTCTATCCGGCGCTCATGGTTTCCTTCGAGGTACTCAATCGTCGCTTGTGGTGCTGCCGACTGCAGCGCGTCGAGGAACTGATTCGTGGCCATGCAGTCGTCCTCGAAAGTGTAGTCGGTTTCGGCGACATAGCCCCATGTATGGTGCTCGGCAAGGAAGCCACCGCAGTCCAGATGATCACCCAACAGGATGATCGAACTGGGCTTTAGCATCGCAATGTCCGCCAGCATCGCCGACGCTGCCGACTGATCTACGAAGCATCCATGCGAATCGGGAACGATCACTCGCAGAGTGACACCGCCTTTGGTGCTTCTGGCCTTGCGAGTCAGATTCAGTTTCACCGATGAAGATCGCAATCGATCGAGGGTCTGCTCGAGTAGCTCTCGTGCCGATCGCTCTCGCTTGAGATCCGCCTCAAGCCGCTTGAGCTTGGACCGCATCGTCAGAAGCTCTTGCGACTCAGTCGCCGCATTGCGAGTCCATGCGTCTAGCTTTTTCTTGAGGCTCATGATGTCACCTCGTCCAACCATCGTTCGAAGGCAAATCGCCCCACCTTAATAACTTGATCGCAAACAAAGCGATGGAGATCCGCCTTGCGTGGGAACATGTCGCGCAGCTCACCGCCCGAGTGCCAGTCGACGCAGAGCGTTTTGAGCTCGGACGCCATCAAGGGACGCTGGCTTTCGAGCTTGTCAAACCAATTCTCGGGCCCAGGTCTTCGCGAGTATTGGCCAGCCGACTTGTGAGCATCCTCGATAAGGCTGTTCGGTTGCGGCTTGGTCTTTTTTCTGGTTGGCATCATGCCTCCATGGTGGGAAGATTAAGCGACTTCGGCTGGGACTGGCTGCGCGATAGTCGCACTAGGTGGCGGTGGTGGTGGTGGGACTTTGAGCTTGAGATCGTCCCAGCTTTCACCCCTGGCTTGGCACATCTTGACCATGACCATGCCGAGGTAGCCCTTGGGTCTCTCCACATGTCGCTCTCGGCAACGTGCCAGTGCATCCAGGAGGCCTGCTCGATCAAAGTCGTTGCCGACCCAAGCGATCCGCCAGATCTCGTCGCGACTGAGTCCCATTCGGATCCCGCGAGCTTGCATTTCGCTCATGCTCGCTGCGATCTCCCGAACCGATTCCCGAAACTCAAATCCCGCCGACGTCCATTCGTTCGAACGACGGGTCTTGTCCGGTACGGTCTGGTCCTGTCCTGTACTGTCCTGTACGGTACTGTCCGGTCGTGTGCTCGGGGGATTCCCCCGCGACGCCGGTGGATTGTCGGGGGATTCCCCCGAAGCACCCGAATCCCTGCGTTTTTCCGCTTGGTCCGCGATCTCCTGAGCGATCTCGCCCGCTGGGACAGCCTCAAGCCATCCGATGTCCTCACGTGAGGCCCAAGCAAACAAGTCCCGGAAAACAGACTCGGCAAAACCAGTGATCCTGGCAACGTGGGAGATCTTCAGGGGAATCCCCCGACTATTCCCCAGCGTCCCCCTGACATGGCAGGAGGCAGCATAGGCACACAGGGCGCACCACGCGCCATAGATCGCTGGAGCTCGTTCGGCGTCGAAGTCCTCCAGCATGGCCTGGTAGCCGGTCGAGCTAAATCCGACAGGCATCGCGATCCAGGTGAGCTGCTTGAGCTTGCGAGATTCCGCGCGTTCAAAGGTCTCGGTCCATTTGGCGATTCGGTAGACGGTCCCGGAGCTATCCATTCGTCAGGATCCTCCAGGCCTCGAAGCACACAAGCACGCCGGCGCACAACAGAGCCACAAGTGACACGCCCGCAAGCAAGATAGCCTCGGCGCTAGGCGTCGGGATGCCTTCCCCGGCGAGGTCGTCTTGCCAGTCGTCTCGGTCGTTGTCGAAGCTGTCATCGTCGTGATCCATGCCCAAGAGTTCTAAATGATTCGACATCGTTTTCGCCCTTTCGATGGTTACAATGAGAAAGTTAAAAGCTTTCAGGAACATCATGCGAACCAAGATCCGCACGCAGCCTCCTACAGAAATCCTTCCACCGGTCCGCAAAGTCGCGGGAAGGCACATTAAGCTCCCGCGTTGCTTGACTTAGACCAGGGGTGTCGACCCAGTCGGTGATCTCGGCCCGGAGCTCACGTTGAGCTGCTGGCAGGAAATTCGCGTAGGTCTTCAATGCCGCGACCGCTGCTGGATCGCGAATGGTGCCGTCATGGTTGAACGGTCGGAGGACAAAGCACCCCGAGTCGAGCGGCTGCTCGTCGGGAGTGCGTACGTGGTACTTGGTGTAGAGTTGGCTCATGGTCCCTTGGTCTTTTTCAGTACAGATGTTTTCATGCTGTGGCGATTCGCACGCCACTCGTTAAAGTCCTGTCCAAGCTGCTCGGCAGCCTGGACCGCTCGTTTGTTAATCGTCTGCCAGTCGATGTACATCGCTGGAGTGGTGTCCCAAGATTCGTACCGGAGAATTACCGCCTCGTCGGCCAGATGCAATGCTCGCTCGTAGTTTCGCATCGCATACAATTCGCTCATCGTGCATCCGATTCGTTGGCACCGTGTTTGTGCGAGGAACGACTCGGAAAAGCTTTTGTCCGTGCGGACGCATTCGTCGAGGTATGACTTGTCGAGCTCGCTCAAGACGACCAGCACCTTTGGTGGGGCAACCGATCGCCTTTTGAATGGAAGTTCCGCTTGGACGAGTGTCATGGGGTTACACCTGCCTTTTCTGCGCATGGCTCGCACATTGGCATCCCGTCGGGAATGCAGACGACTGGGGCCCCGCAATCCATGCAAACAGAAAGGTCGTAGCCGCCACGCGCGATCGCCTCATTTAAAGCTCGATGATGCTCAGTTAGGACCTCGAAGGCCGCTACAGTTCGATCGCCAACTTTCCTTCGGACTTTTTCAAGCTCCTCCCTGCTAGGAAAAGCTTGCTTCCATCCCTTGTTACCGATTGGCATTTCGTCGTAAAGCACGACGCCGTAGATCGGTCCTTTGTTTTGATCCAGGCTCATTGCTTGGCCTTGGCCGAGAGAGCTGCGGTGGACTGCCTAGTGGCTGCCGAGTCGAGGTCCGACTGGATCTTCTCCCGCTCGGCAATGATCTTCTTGGTAACCTTCAGGTTGACATGCTTGACTTCCTGCTTCTTGCCGCTGTAACCATCCAGGCCGGTGGGGTCTGGGTCGACCTCGAAGCCAGGCAGGAAGTCCTGGACGAATTGAGCGGCCACAATCTCCCGAGCCTGGGAGACTTCGTAGGACTCTTCTCCGTAGAGCTCGGCCGTACGAGCAAACCAGCCAAACTCGAAATCGTGAGGCCGGATCCGGAGCTTGGGCCGACCTTCGTCGTCACGTTGGATCTCACCAGTCTTTTTGCTCTTCGCGAGCATCAGGTGCCGCAGCTCGTGGTCGATCACCGCTTGCAGTCGCTTGCTGCTCCACGCGGGCATCGATTCACCGTCGAGTATCATCAGGGCATCGCCTAGCCCAAGCGTCCTCTCGGTCAGTTTGGTCACACGGATGTATCCAAGGGCCTCGCGTCCGCCGACCTTGAGCGCCGGCCCATCTTCGCTCCTGGCGATCAGTGCGGTGATCGTCACGCCTTCGGCATGCAGATCCCCATGGTTCTCCTTCATGACCTTTTGAATCGTCAGGTTCACTTCTTCATTCGCAATTGAATACCAAGCCATTATTCCCATTCTCCCTTGTCAGTTACCACAATCGTTTTCTTGAGACGATGCACAGTGCCTCCGTCCCGTCGTTCTTCCGTCGTCTCGATGATTCCCCAGGCCCGAAGGTCCGAGAAAGGTTGCGTCCAACAGTTGATCCCCCGGCCACTGATCGCCGCCATCTCACGCATCGTGAGTCCACGAGGCGATCGAGAGATAACCGTCCAGACTTGCAGTCGCTTGCCCTTGATTAACCGCGACTCTTCGCGCGCCGACGATCGCCGACTGTCGGCCAGTCGGACGATGTCTCGATTCGCGTCGGCTGCATCACCGGTCAGTGCTAGGAATTGCTGGACTGCTGTCATGGCCCAATCACTCCATCCAGGCCGGAGCTTCGTGGCCGGTGATCGGTGCCGCAGCTGCGGCCAGGGCTGGCATCACATCGACAGCCTCGCCGACTGGAGCCGGATCGCTTGTGCTGCCGACTTGATTGCCTTGTGCGTCGATCTCGTCGATCTCGATACCGGGGTTCTGCTCGATGAACTCCCCAAGGTGATTCCATGGTGCATCGCCGAAGCGGATGTACCACTGATCCATGTCGACGTTGTAGGTCGTCTTGATCGGTTTCTTTTTCGTACCGATGCCGACCGCATAGAGCTTGCCAGTCTCGAGTGTAAACCCTGCTAGTTTTGCCATCATGAACCCTGCTTAGATGATAAAAAAAAACACAACAAACAAAACGATCGCTGGGGAACCACCCCCCGAGGGTCTGCCATGCATGGGCGTGCCAGCATGTAACCCACGACCGTGCAGCGCGGGCAAGGGCGACCGCGCTATCTTCGAGAATAAATCACGATCGGACGCTTGGCCGACCGATAGATCTTCGGAGGGGTCGTGCGAGAGACCGCACGAGGGCACTGGCCCGAGGCGCACTGTGTCGCCGACTTGGTTGTCTCGGCTGCTGCGATCGCCGCATAGCCACCGCCGAGGAGCACCAGACACATCGCGTAAAAAACCAACCACACCGACCGCAAGCTTGGGGACTTCATTGTCGCCTCCGCTGGAAAAAACTATCAACCAAACTGCCTCGTACGACACTCGTACGACTGGCAAAAGGACCGGGCAGGATTCACACCTGCTGCTTCTCACTTCACGATGGCACCAACTCTCCCTGCCGCCGTGTCCTAGCAGGCAGAGTCGATTGTGAGATGACGCTTTGCCGTACTGCGTCGCGGTTCTCGCCGCGCCGCCGATCCTAGGGCCCCGAGATGGATTCGAACCATCGCCTCCTGGCTACAAGCCAGGTGTTCCACCGCGATAACTTTCAGGGCCATTTGCCGGTTACGTCATCCGGCGTCCGAAGACCGTCACTGATCAAGCTCGCGAGAAACACCGCAGTGAAAAGACGGAATGCGGCCCGCTAGCTTGATCGTTGTGTTGGTCCTATTGATCGATTAAGACCAAGTTTGAAATAACCAAAGACATGTCTGCTTCTTTGGAGATTTCGCACTTAATTGTCTTGATAGTGCAACCAGTACTGCGTAGCACTGGAAACCACTCAAGCAATGTTTTTTGAAAAAGGTCCTTTGAAAGCACAAGTCTCACCGCTGCCCCTTTTCTTTTTTCTGGTTGCTGCAACCTATGGCCTTGTTGCGGATTGCGAAACAAACGAAAGCGTTTCGATTCACTGTCAAATTGGAAATCAATCAAATCGTGATGCATCCACCCCACTGATGCGATAATCTGCGGTTCAATGCAGAACTGCGATTTGTCAATAACAGAGCTTTTCTTGCTTCGACATAAATAAACCGAATTTACGCGTCTTCGGCGTCCACCACATCTACGGTCGACACCATAATTAACACTTTGCCAAACCATTCTTTTGCCCCTTTTGCAAAATCCAATCAATCAATCACGACTGAGAAACGGCTCTCAGTTCTTGTTTCCATCACCCGCCAGGATGCAACCTAGCTCGCACCGCTGCGTCTTTTGCCTCCAGCAGCTTTCGGAGTGCCACCGTCCGCTCTGGCCCAGGCTCGCAACGCTCGCCAACCTCAACCGCAAGCTGAGAAAAAGAAAGCGACATGTTTTGTAGCGATTGTGGAAGGTGGTCATACTTGAACCACTTCAACATTCTTTCGGTGTTGATGTCCGTGTTGGTCTTAGCAGCCAGTGGAGTGAAGGGTCCATCCGAAGAAAGACCGTAGACATGTGTGGCAATTTCAGGATCTTTAAACGTGACACCAGCCTTTGCCCCGATGCGACGCAGTGCTTCTGCCATCTCACCTAACGCGGGGCGATCACCGAGGAACGGTGCGCCATCATCCGCAAGCTCCCAGTCCAGGGTGGGCATGGCGCACGATTTAGGCCGTTCAACGCGACCGCGCCAGTGCGTTTCGCTCCAGTACAACAGCACCTTGGCTACCGGCCATTGAGTTTCATCAGACATCGCTATACCTCACAATTCTGTCTTGAGTTGGTCTGTCGCCGACAACGTCGATGTCCACGAGAATGCTCTCGGGTACGCCTTTGTGGAAGCACACGATCCGAAGTTTGCGGATCCCATGCGAATCGCGATTCCACCCCATGCGATCGCACAGCAGGCGAACCGTCTCGTCGACTGCCGCCGCCGACTTAGCAAGTCGCTCGGCCCATTGCTTGGCATCTGACCTGGGAGTCGTCGAGTCGAAGACTCGCACCGGCACATCGTCGAACGTCCCGAGTGCCATTACGACGACCGTCGTGTTTAATGGCTCGCGCTTCGGACTGGGTGCCATTCGCTTAGTTGGTTTTTTGATGATGACGCCCATTACGCCACCAAATCCACGGTTTGAGCAGCCACACTGACATCGACGGAAAAGGCCACATCGGCACTCAGCTCGATCAGTGACACCGCGTCGTGGCCTCGCATGTTGCGAACGACTGCGTAGAAGTATTTAAGATGGTTCAACATGTGGTCATCGTCAGTGCAGATCGAGAACACAAACTGACTCCAAGCCGACCGCAGCTCGGGCACCGCGTGGCGGACGACCACCACCATAGAGCCGACCTGCAAGCAGACCTCGCGATTGCCAACCCTCGCCGCAGCAGCGTAGAGCTTGTCCACGTGCCTCATAAAGTTCTTCGCTTTTTGATCCATTTCATTCGCCCTTTCTAATGATCTGAAAAAGGCCCCGGCATCAGTCCGTGACACCGGGGCCGCACACCCCGCCCGAAGCGGCTCAAGCTAGTCTCACAAAAACCGACCTGTTCTTGATTCTCAAAACCTCCCTATCGCCAAGCAAAGCACCAGCCGAGATCAAGCGAGATTCGGCTGCCGCTTTCTGCTCTGGATTCATTCCTCGAACAGAGGCCATCCATGCGCGGTAACAATTCTCACAAAGCCCTCGACGCGTTGCCTGCTTGTCGCACTCCGAACCATCGCGATTTGTACCGAGGCACTTGTCGCATCGGACACGTTCCTCGACTCGTGATTGCTTTCGTCGAGTCCTTCCAGCACGCAAAACCATAATCAGCTGTTCTCTTGAGTTGTTCATGACCAAAATCCTCCGGGCGAGACGCGGTTGGCGTCATGCCACTGAAACAAGCGTGTCATACGCTCGTTTTCACACGTCTGTATTTTTACATTGTCGGTTTATAGACGTCAACAGGATTTTCCCAACTTGCTCCCAACATTCTCCCAACGCACTCCCTTGCGCGTAGATGTTTATCAATGTTTTCCTTGGGCTATTGATCTTTAAAAAAATTCGAGAAAGATTACGGCATGAACCACGAGAAGAACCAAATACCGATCGAACGAATCCAAAAGTTCGTTGAACTGCTGGAGCTTGCAGCCAGCGAAATGCGAACAGCGCTCAAGAACCTGGAAGACGCAAAAATCCAGGAGTTTCCGCACCCTGCATGGAAAACGCTTCACACAGGCATGGAACACTTGTTTGAGCAGGGCCGGAAGTTTGTTGGCCCTGTTAGCCCGTTGGTCATGAGAAACGCTGACGAAATGCTGCTACCCGAGCAGCTCGAAGAAAAGCGAACGCTGGAAGCTAAGTATCGCGCAAAACGGTCTAGCAAAACAAAGTCGGCGATTGCAAAACAGCTTGCTGAGGCAGCAAAAGTGGCAAAGGAATCTCCGAGTCGCAAATCAAAACGGATGTCTGACTGACTTTTTCTTTTCCCCACTGACTAGCGATCCAACTCGCTTTTTTTCGTCCGACTCGCGAGAAACGAAGCAGAACCTTCAAATCCAAATCATCCACAATAAAAACGTTGACTTTCCGCATGATTTCACCAATAGAAACTACAAGACTTTGAAATAACGCAGCTAGTATCCGACCGGTTTTGACACGTCTGGTCAAAGCCGTCCTAAATTTCCTAAACCGTCCAGTTTTCCCAGCCGGGAAAACGCAAAATCGAGGAAAAACCAATGTTTGCAGGAGTGATTTTTTTAGTGGTTATGATGGTTGGCAGTGTTGCCGGCGACGAATGGGACGCCAAACATCTTGGGTTCTCAGGCATCCCGATCCAAGGCAATGACAAGCTGCTGAAGGGGCTTGGGTTTGCCAAGCTGCCAGTCAAACGAGGAATCTTGGTCGCTGTGGTCAATCCAGACACTCCGACTGCTGCTGGTGGATTGCTTCCGCTTGCGATCGTTAGTGCGATCAATCGCAAGCCGGTTGGATCGATAGATGATGCATCCGAGATCCTCGCAGGACTGGAGGTCGGCGACGATGTGCTCCTGGCCGGCCACACACTCAGAAACAACGTGTGGAAGTCCGGGACCGTGAAGACCAAGGTGATGACACGCCGCCAAGTGCTAGAGTCGACGATGGAGCGAACTGTGGATGCGATCAACGGAATTATTCGATACGATCACAAATTCGATCCCGAGGGACAGTTGAAACGGGTCAAGCTCTACGCTCTGGCCCAAACCGGCCGCGCACCGGAGCTCCGAGCCGAGACACTTTGGGTCGACAAGGAATGGTTGTTTCTCCAATCGCTGACGCTGGCCAATGGAACTGACCGAGAGACTGCCGACGTCAAGCCGTTCACCGGCCAAGAAAAGATCAAGACTGGATACATCGTCGAGCAAAAGACCTGCGAGGTGTCGCCAGCGTTTGGAGCTCTGCTCATTCGACCAGATACCACAGTTCGCTTTACAGGCACCAAGACGTTTTACGACCACGATCCAACGATCTCGGAGATCTGGATCAACAAAGACGTTTTGGATTTTTATCGCATGATGTCGGCCAAGCCTTGACTCAGCCGACCGAGTCCGTAGACTGTTTGCACACCCCGCCCTGGGCGGTTTTCAGGAAGAAGACCACTCGGAGCCATCATGTCGGACAATTCTACGGCCACGCATCTTTCGTGGCTCACCCAGACGATCGAAGATGCGATTCGCAATGCCGTTCCTCGCGAGGCCTACTCTCGCGAAGAAGTGGCAAAGATCCTTGGTGTTTCAGTCCGTACGATTGATGGCTTGATCGATTCCCAGCAGCTCCGAGCCGTTAAAATCGGCAGGCATCTGCGAATCGATCGCAAGGAAATCGATCGGTTTTTAGGCCGTGAATGAATGAGCTCGATCTACAAACACAAGCACCGAGGCTGGTACTGTTGCGTTACCTTGCCGTCTGGCCGACGATGCCAGATCTACTTGGGCAAGGTGACTAAGGCCGGTGCTGAAACCGTCCGACGTAACGTCGAGCGTCTGATGGCCAGCAACACTGTAGGGATCGAGCCGGACACGCAGATTCAAACATGGATTTCTCTGTGTGATGCCAAATTCAGAGACAAGCTCCAGGCCGCTGGATTGCTCGCCAAATGGAAGCCGCCTAAGGCCTCACCGCTGCTCTCGGTCGTCTGGGATGCCTATGTTGCGAAGCGTGCCGACTTTGCCCCCAGTTCCATCAAAGGCTTTCGGACTGCCCGCAAACACGCCTTAGATCATCTCAAAGACCGCTTGATCAGCGAGATCACGATTGCCGACGCTAAACACTTTGCCCTGCGAATGGAATCGGTGCATTCCAGTGCCCACGCAAAAAAGATCGTCGAACGGACCAAGCAAGTCCTCCAGGACGCAGTCGATTCTCGACTTTTGGCGACCAATCCATTCGCGAACGTTAATCTGCGAGCCAAGATTGATCGGACTCGTGGTTATCATCTACCCGAGGCCGACGCAATGAAGGTGCTCGATAAGCTTGGATCGATTCAGGCCAAGGCCGCTTTTGTGCTCGCAAGGTTTGCAGGCCTGCGGATCCCACACGAGCTGCTGCCCCTGACTTGGGCTCACATAGATTTCGAAAAGCATCGCATCACGATCCCCACGGGGACCAAGACAGGCCAGCGAGTGATTCCTATGGTGCCGATCGTCTACGAGCACATGCTCCAGCTTGCCGAGGCTGCTGACTCCTCCCCTTGGGTGTTGAGCCGAGCCAGGTCTAGTGCAAGAACAACGCTCCGAAAATGGCTCGAATCGGCGATCTTACTGGCTGGCCTCAAGCAATGGCCAAAGCTGTGGCACAATCTCAGAGCCTCATGTCGCACCGACATGGAAGAACAGTTTGCATCTCATGTGTGTGATGCTTGGTTAGGACATTCTAAGAGAGTCGCGAAAGATCATTATCTCATGGTAACAGACGATCACTGGACCAAGGCGATCAGCAAACCGAGTGATGTACGGCGCGCGGTCAAAGTACGGCGCGACGTACGGCGCTGATCGGGTTTGAGCGTGTTCGAGCGTGTCCGAGCGTGCTTTGGGGAATAAAAAAACCCTGGAAATCCAGGGTTAATGAGCTTTGAAAATGCCCCCGCAAGGGGTCGCAACTTGCTCATTTACTACGGGGATTCGCAATGGATTTTGGGGCTGGTACGGCGCATGGTACGCATGATTCCAAATCGCCCAGCAGCCCTCTCTATAACGGGTGTACCAAATCTTCGAGGGCTGTAGCAATGCTACAACTCGTGTAGCACCTGGATTTCCGCCGGAAATTTTCACGGGTCCTTCCGGCCAGGCCTCCACTGCCGAC